TACAGCTCAGCGACTGAATCCAGCAACCTGCGGGTGAGCGAGAAATCGAGCGACGCCGATTTCCTGATCGCCGCCGGCATGCTCGGGGACACCCTCGGCCGGCTTTTGCTGCGCCTGCACACAGAGTTCGATATGGTGCGCGGGCAGATTTCGGCCGACAAGGCACTGAGCCCAACCGACCGGCTGCTGGTGGTGATGAACCTCAAGACGCTGCGAGAAGCCCGCCAAGCTCTGGGCAACTTCGCCATCATGACCGCTACCCGCCGCAGGTTCATGGTGAATGACGATGCCGTGAACAAGATTGCCGGGCGGGCGCTGGATGTCCACCTCAACCCTCTGTGCCACCACTGCCAAGGCCGAGGCTTCAACGGCGGCAGTCACCGCGGCGAGAAGAAAGACCTATGCAGGCCCTGCGGGGGGTCTGGAAGCCGTCGAGATGGCCTGGGCAAGGATCCAGACGAACGCAGCTTCGGGGCGCTCCTGTTGGCCGAAATGGCGCGCGTCATCAACGAAGCTGAGCGAGGAATCGGAGACCGCTTGCACAACAGGGAAAAATCTGCGACACTCGGGCGCAACTCCACTTAGACCGCTCGGCCAGGTGCGTCCCCGCCGAGTGAATTTGCCTCCCGGCCCTGCCGGGTAAGCCGGCCAGACCGGCAGCAAGTCGAGGGATAGGTGACTTCAAAACGGCCCGCAGGAGAGAAATCTCGGCGGGCTTTGTCGTTTTCAAGATGGCCTCATCTGGTGCGCCCAACGACCTCGGTGTGACGAAGTGCAAGGCCGCGGTGAAGTGCAACCCCAGCAGCGAGCGGCCAGTCGAATAGCTCGCTGAAAACAGTCAATGTGGTGAATGCGCAGGCTGATGCGCCGGCAAGCGAGACGCCAGACAGTGCCTAGCTCGCATAGCGCCTAGGGCGTGATGGTCGAACATGTAAAGCCGGAGATCAGCACCAGCCACCACACCAACAACGCCTCGTTAGCCCATCAGGCAGAGCCCCCGCCTTGTAAGCGGGGGTGGGCAGGTTCGAGACCTTGCACGAGGCACCAACACGAGGCCCAGTGCCTCATTCAGCTTGCTCGGGCCTCACAGCCTCAACAGACGCCATCATCAGCAGCCAGCGCTGTTTGATGGCCCGGGCAACCCATTCGCCGAGAACTGCCACCGGCCCTATGCGCAAGGGCGGAACGTGGGCGCAGCCGATCAGCGCGGGTCGGCCAGGAGACGTTTGCGCCCCTCGGCGAACCCTTCAGTGTTCATGCCTCACCTTCGAGTGAACTGCAACCGCAGCCCAAGCGGAGAGCCGTTGGCGCGGCTCATCTCCTTTCCTGACGCACTCTCGGGTGATTGGGCAGAGAGCGTAAGGCGTCCCCGCCAGCAGCCGAGGCTGTCAAGTCCTGATGGTGGGGTCTGCAAGCAAACCAAGTGGCACCAAACGCCACTTCACTGACTTGGGACAGTTCGCTCCTAAGAGCCGAGAGGCAATTCCATGGCCCGCCCCACGAAATACAAGCCAGAGTTCTCCAAGATCGCGGAGAGCATGGCAAAGCTCGGCGCCACTGACATCGAGATCGCCGACGCGATCGGCATTGAGGCTCGCACGCTTTACCGCTGGAAGGCCGAGAACAAGGTGTTTTGTCAGGCCCTAAAAGCCGGCAAGGAAGTTGCGGATGAACGTGTTGAGCGCAGCCTGTTCGCTAGAGCCAATGGCTATGAACACGACGAGATGGACATTCGTGTCGTGCAGGGAGAGATCGTGCAGACACCGATTCGTAAGTTCTACCCGCCTGACACAACTGCGGCCATCTTCTGGCTGAAGAACCGCAAGCCAGGCGAATGGCGCGACAAGCAGGAGCTTGAGCACACGGGCAGCGTCACGATTCAGGCTTCGCCGATCGACGAGAGGCTGTGAAACTCACAGAGCGCCAGCAGCAGGCGCAAGAGGTTCTGTCGGGTGACGCGACTCACCTGATGCTGTATGGCGGAAGCCGTAGCGGGAAGACTTTCCTGCTGGTCCGAAACGTGGTGATGCGCGCCTTGAAGGCTCCGAAGAGCCGGCACGCGATCCTGCGGTTTCGATTCAACGCCATCAAGTCCTCGGTGGTGCTTGACACCTTCCCGAAGGTGATGGAGTTGGCGTTTCCTGGGGTGAGTTTCGACCTGAGCAAAACCGACTGGTACGCAGAGTTCGGCAACGGGTCGCAAATCTGGTTTGGTGGGCTCGACGACAAGGAGCGCACCGAGAAGATCCTAGGCATGGAGTTCGTGACGATCTATCTAAACGAGGCGTCACAGATTCCATGGGGAAGCCGGAATGTGGCGCTGACGCGTTTGGCGCAGAAGGCCATGCAGATGGTGGATGGCAGGGAGCCGACGCCGCTTAAGCCGCGCTTCTACTACGACTGCAACCCGCCGCCGAAATCGCATTGGACATACAAGGTATTTCACGACAAGCAAGACCCAGAGACCAAACAGCCGTTGCCGAATCCGCAGGCCTACGCATGGTTCCAGATCAACCCAAGCAGCAACAAGGAAAACCTTAGCAAGGACTACCTGTCAACGCTGGCGGGGATGTCGGCTCGGATGCGAAAGCGCTTCGAGGCCGGCGAGTTTGCCGACGCGACGCCAAACCAACTGTTTGCTGATGAGGTGATCGATACGTGGCGCGTGCTGGACGGTCGATTGCCGGATTTCGTGCGTATCGTTGTCGGCGTTGATCCGAGTGGCTCAGGTGATGTTGACAACGCCGACAACGATGCAATCGGCATTGTGGTCGGCGCGATCGGTACAGACGGGAACGCATACCTGCTGGAGGACTGCACCGTCAAAGCTGGACCGGCTACTTGGGGGCGCATCGCGGTAGGCGCTTTCGACCGACATCAGGCTGATGTCATGGTGGGGGAAGCGAATTACGGTGGCGCGATGGTCGAAAGCACGATCCAAGTTGCTCGCAAGGAAGCGGGCGGTCGGCGCATCACCTACAAGGCAGTCAATGCGACCCGCGGCAAGGTAGTCAGAGCCGAGCCGTTCTCTGCCCTCTACGAGCAGGGAAAAATCAGGCATGTCGGCGTCTTCCAGGAGTTGGAGGACGAACTGACTGCATTCTCGACAGTCGGCTATCTCGGGGAAGGGAGCCCAAATCGTGCGGATGCATGGATTTGGGTTCTGAGCGAGCTGTTCCCGGGGCTGACACGGCCCGAGAAGAAGAAAAAGGGTGAGGACACCACTCGCCCGGTTGAGCCTCACTGGATGGCATCTTGACTATGGCAAACACACAGCAGGACAGCCATCGCCAAGCCGTCGAGGAGTTCGAGGATGCGCGCGACTACATGCGCGACCAGTACGCCAAGATGCGCGAGGACTTGCGTTTCAGCGACCCGACAGATCCGCAGCAGTGGGACAAGAAGGCGCTTGAGCTGCGCGCCGGCCGGCCATGCCTGACGTTTGACCGCACGAACCAGTTCATCGCCCAAGTGGTGAACGGCGGTCGGCAGAACAAGCCTTCGATTCTCACGATCCCTGCGGATTCTGGGGCGGACATACTTGTTGCGCAGCAGTTGGACGGCATTGTTCGGCATATTGAGTACATCAGCCGCGCTGGCATTGCGTACGACACCGCGCTCGAATACGCTGCACGCATCGGACTTGGATGGATTCGCGTCATCCCAGAGGTGATGCGGCCAGAGACCAACGAGCAAGAGATTCGGATAAAGCGGATTTCAGATCCGCTGAGTTGCTATCTGGAAGCCGGCTGGTCTGAGCCAGACGGTTCGGATGCGATGGTCGGATTCATCGAAAGCATGATGTCCGCCAAGGCCTTCCGCAAGCAGTGGCCGAAGGCGAAGGACGATTCGTGGGAGAAGGGCGCAACATCAACCGGGTGGTTTGACGACAAGCAGGTTCGCATCTGCGAGCGCCTGAAGATCGTCGAGACGAAGGTCAACAAGCTGTCCATCCAGTTCGATGGCCAGCAGATCGTTGTCGGCGAGGACGAATACTGGCAGTTGCGTCAAGCGACTGGCATCGAGATCCCGGCGCAGGCTGTCGAGTTGAAGCGTCGCGATGTCAAGTGGTCGAAGATGAGTGGCTGCGAAGTGTTGGAGGAGACGGATTTCCCCAGCATCTACCTGCCACTGATCCCGGTGATTGGGCATGAGCTGTGGGTGGATGGAAAGCGCCATCTCTGCGGGATGACGCGCCGCCTCATGGACAGCCAGCGCGCCTACAACTACGAGCGCAGCGCATTCATCGAGTCCGTGGCGATGCAGCCGAAGGCGCCGATCATGGCGCCTGCCGAGGCGATGGAGGGCCATGAAGAAGCCTGGGCAAGGTTGAACCAGGGCAATCCGGCGGTTCTGCCGTACAACCACGTTGACGAGAACCAGGACCCCATTCCCGCTCCGACGCGCCTGTCGCCACCTCAGTTTCCGGTTGCATTCGCGCAGGGTGGACAGATCGCCAGCACCGACATGGAGTCTGCTGTTGGCATGTTCAGGGCGAATCTTGGTGCGCCCGGTGCTGCGACCAGTGGTCGCGCGAAGCGTGAAGACAAGGTTGCGGGCGACACAGCCAACTTCCACTATCAGGACAATCTCAGTCGTTCAATCGAACAATTGGGGCGCGTGATCGTTGACATGATCCCGCGCGTCTACGACACGGCCAGGCAAGCGCGTATCGTTGGTGAGGACGGCGAGCACAGTTTTGTGCAGGTTGACCCTGAAATGCCGCAAGCCGTCAAGAAGCAAGGCAAGAAGGTCGTTGCCATCAACCCAGGCGTGGGCGCCTACGATGTCCGCGTGAAGACTGGCCCGGCGTACACGACGCTGCGAGAAGAGCAGGCCGAGCAACTGGCGCACATCATGCAGTCAGCGCCCACGATGACGCCGATCTTGGCCGACTTGTGGGTGGCTGCTCAAGACTTCCCGGACGCGCAGAAGGCCCAGAAGCGCTTGGCCGCGATGCTGCCGCCGCAGATCCAGCAAATGGAGAACGATGACGACGAGGAAATCCCGCCAGCGCTTCAGGCTCACATGATGCAGTTGCAGCAGCAGCTGCAAGAGTGCCAGCAGGCGTTGCAACAGGCCGGCCAGGTCATCCAAGGCAAGCAGATCGAAGTACAGGCGCAGCAGCAGGAGGGGCAGCAGAGGGCTGCCATTGAGGCGCAGAAAGCTCAGATGGAGCACGATCGTGAAATGCGCCGCTTGACGATCGATGAATACAACGCTGAGACCGCACGGATGAAGCTCCATGCAGAGGCGCAGGCGGTGCAGCAAAAGCACGCTGTCGAACTGAGCAAAGAGCAAATGAAGGGCGAACACGTCGCCATGACGCAGGATGCGAAGACGCAGCACATCGCAATCGCGGAGGACGCCAAGGCCAACACCGCAATCGAGGTTGCGCGCATCAACGCAGACAGTCGGCAAGACGTGGCCGAGTTGCAAGGGCTCATTCAATTGTTGCTTGCCAAGATGCAGCCGCCGCAGCCGCTAGCCATCGAGGTTGCGAGCGATGAGGCTGAGGAGGCTCAAAGCGAGACCACCGGAGAGGCTGAATAGCCAGCCTCAGAAAGACCAACTAGGCCCGCCACCGTGCGGGCTTTTTCTTTGTCCATCTGCCGGGACTCGACGGCATGAAAGCTGAAAAGCAATGACCACTGAAACCCAAGTCGAGACCACTGCCGAGACTCAAATCACTGCAGCGGAACCCACGAATCAGCCGGAAGTCGTGACTCCGGAAGTGACAGCCGACACTGGGCAGAAGCCCGCTTCGACTGAGACGCCAGCCAAGACCGCCGAGCAATTGGCGCAGGAAATCGAGCAGCTACGCCGCGAAATCGCAGAGCGTGATCGAAAGATCACTAAGCGTGATCGCACCCAGGGCAAGCTTCACCTCGAACTGCAGCAATTGCGCCAGCAGGTTTCCGCAGCGCAGCCCAAAGCACCGGCTGAAAGCGAAGAGGAGGATGTGGCGATCAAGCCAGCCGACCTCAAGCAAGTCGTGCAACGCGAGGCATTGACGCTCGCGCAACAGATTGCAGAGCACAAAGAGTTAGTTGATAGGTGCAACAACGTAGCGGCGCAAGGGAAGAAGCAGTTCGCTGACTTCAACGCGTCGCTAACGGCCCTCATCGAAGAGGCGGGGCCACTTATTGACCCGCAGAGCGGTTTCAAGACCGCTTTGGGCGAGCAAATTCTTGAAGCTGACAACCCTGCGGCGCTGATTCAGTACCTCGGCAAGCACCCCGAGATTGCGGCAGAACTCGACGGACTCACACCGGGCCGCATGGCTCGAAAGCTTGCTGCTATCGAATCACAGATGACAGCAAAACCAAAAACCTCAAACGCCCCTAAGCCGCTAGAGCCGGTCAAAGCCACTGCATCCAGCAGCGGACTTAGCGACGACCTTTCCGCCGATGAGTGGAGACGTCGCCGCGATGCCGAGGTTCGAAAGCGTAACGGGCGCTGAGGGTATCCACAGCCCGCGCAACGAAACCGTCCTTGAGGCGGTTTTTTGTTGCCAGTAGGAACAATCATGTCCGACAACACCATTCTGACCCCCACTGCGGTCACGCGCGAAGCACTGCGCGTCCTGCATGCCAAGTCCACTTTCCTCAGCTCGATCAACAAGCAATACGACTCGTCGTTTGCTCAAGAAGGCGCGAAGATCGGTGATTCCCTGAAGATCCGCCTGCCGAACCAGTACACGGTCCGTTCCGGCATCAACATGGCCGCGCAGAGCACAGTGGAAACCTCCACTACCCTGCAAGTCGCCACCGTCAAGGGGGTTGACCTCAACTTTACCTCGCAAGAGCTGACGTTGAGCCTTGACGACTTCTCGAAGCGCATCCTGGAGCCGGCGATGTCGGTCCTGGCGGCAAACATCGAGGCTGATGTGCTGGGTAACGTCATCAAGGACGTGTACCAATCGAGCAACAACGTGGCTGCTGCGATCACGCTCGCAAACGTCGGCGGTGGCCGCAAGAAGTTGCAGGATGCACTCGTCCCGGACGAGCGCCGCAACTGCCTGCTGAGCACCAATGACAACCTGAATCTGGTTGACGCGTTGAAGGCCCTCTTCAATCCGTCCACGAACACCAGTGCTCAGTACCGCGATGGTGTCATGGGGCATGCGCTGGGCTTCGACTTCATGGAGTCCACGCACCTCGTGAACCAGGCCCGTGGTGCAGGGGCCAACTATGTGGTGAACGGCGCCAATCAGACGGGTTCCACGATCACCATCGGCACTGGTACCGGCCTGATCGATGTTGGCTCGATCATCACGTTCGCTGGCTGCAACCGGGTCCACCCTGAAACCAAGGTGGACACCGGCATTCTGCAGCAGTTCACTGTGGTCTCGACCAATGCGACGAACGCAACGACGGTCACGATCTCTCCAGCAATCGTGACGAGCGGAGCCACGCAGAACGTCGCTGCGTCACCGACCAACACTGGCGCGGTGACGATCCTTGGCACGGCGAGCACGCCATACGGGCAATCGCTGGTCTACCACGAGGACGCATTCACCTTCGCGACCGCCGACCTTGCCATGCCTAAAGGTGTGGACTTCGCGGCTCGCGAGGTGATGGACGGAATCTCAATGTCCATCGTGCGCGACTTCAGCATCAGTGACCGCACATTTCCGTGCCGCGTCGATGTGTTGTATGGCTACAAGACGCTGCGTGCGCAGATGGCTTGCCGCCTTGCCAACCTCGCCGGCAGCTAACGCGCCATCGACCCAACCGCAGCCCGCTTCGGCGGGCTTCTCCATTTTTGACTGGAAACAATCATGACTCTCAAACAGATCGGCTCAGGCTGGGAAGATGGCTGCAAGGTACCCGGCCAGCACTCCAACGTCATCCAAAGCGTTGGCGCAACTCGCACGCTCCTGCCTTCCGAGTCCGGCTCCCTGTGCCTGAACGATGTCGCGACCGGCATTGTCTGGACGCTGCCTGCCCCGGTGGCTGGAATGCGATTCCGCTTCAAGACCAAGGTCGCCCGCACTTCGACCAACGCGTACAAGGTCATCACCAACTCATCGTCTGTGTTCCTTGTGGGCGCCGTGATGTCCGGCGACGCAACCATCGCCACTTCCGGCGACATCTTCACTGCGGACGGATCGACCCATGTCGCCATCACCTGCAATGGCGATACAAAGGGCGGCTTTGTCGGCGAATCCTATGAGGTGGAAGCCATCAGTAGCACCCAATGGATGATCACTGGCCTAGTGATTGGGACCGGCACGATGGTTGACCCGTTCACGACTTCGTGATCAACAGGCCCCGCCGAGGCGGGGCCTTACTTTCTGGGGTTGCGAATGAGTGAATACGTCTACAGCCACTATCCGTTGGCGAGATATCGCAATGGCGTCTACATGGCGGTTGCCAATGCAGAAGAAGAAGCCCTCGCCCTGGCGGATGGGTGGACTGATTGGCATTCAGATCAGGATCGTATGTCCTCCGAAGTGGCCAGCACGACTGAACAACCATCATCGGCGGTCGCGCAGGCATCGCCAGACGATATTCCCGGGGCAAATGCCGGTGCTGCACCAACTCCGGCAGCGACTGGGCGCAAGAAGCCTGGACGCAAACCGAAAGTTCAACAGTCGTGAGCACTACCGCGCTCGCCATCATCAACTGGGTTCTCCAAGAACTCGGAGTGATCGCGGAAGGGCAAACAGCCAATGCTGGCGATGTCCAGCTCTGTTTGGATGCGCTGAATGTCCTTGCCGACGCATGGCTGACAGAACCGAACTACGCATACACGACGACGACTGTATCCGCCGCGCTTCCGGCAGATACGCAATCGCGCACGATTGGTGTGTCGCAGCAATTCAACTGCGCGCGACCGGTGAGGCTTGAGCAAGGGTGCTTCGCCCGCGTCGGTACTGTTGACTATCCGCTCGCGTCGATCACAGAGACGGAATACAACGAGATCCCGATCAAGAGCGGGGCGGCAGGGTGGCCAGAAGTCTGCTTCTATGACGCCGGCTCGCCTACCGGAAACGTCTATTTCTACCCCACAGGGGCGTGCACGATCTACCTGAACGTGCTGACGCCGATCAGCCAATTCACGCTGAATGCTGCGGTGACGCTGCCACCTGGCTATGCCCGCGCATTCAAGTTCACCCTAATTGAAGAAGTGGCCGGAAGCTTTTCGCGTCAAGTCACAGCACTTCAGGCGCGGTCAGCCAAGCAGGCCAGGCGCGCAATCAAGCGCACGAATTTCGTCGTGCCTCAACTGACCTACGGCAGTCAGCCTGTCATCGGTATCCCGCCGATCTATTGAGAGACCTCCAATGAAGAAACTCTTGGCGCCGCTTGCGCTGGCGGCATGCTTTTCTGCGTCCGCTGTTCAGATCGGGTTCCCGCCGCGGGCTCAGGATTCCATCGTCACGCAAAACCTCGTGGCGGCTGGCACTGCAACGGCTGGAAGTTGCGTGGCGATCGACGCTCGTGGTATCGGTGGTGTGGCAGTTGGTGTCACCGGAACATATACGGGCGCGCTGAGCGGCCAAGTGACGGTTGATAACGCGACATGGACAACGATGGCGCCGACGCCGTTCGCGCCATACACGGCTTTGGACACGCCGACCGCGACGATTGGCTCTGGTGCAACTGGTACATGGCAGGTGGCAAGCATCGCTGGCGCCTCTCAGTTCCGGGTTTGCGGCCTTGGGGCAATGACTGGCTCAGCCATCGTTACCCTGCAAGCAATTGAGGGGTCAGCTAGCAGCGGAGGCGGATCGTCTGGCGGGGGTGGGGCTGTAACCAACGCGGGCACCTTCGCTGTGCAGCCTGCCGGCTCCGTC